TCATCCTCCCATCCCCGCCCGCTTCGGCTTCAGGATATCCTCCAGCACCCCACTCGCCATCTCGTCAGCCGACTGGATCGCATGTGAGTAAATAAGGCTGGTCGTCACCGTGCTGGAATGCCCCGCGCGCTTGGCTACCGTCCTTAGCGGTATTCCCGCCATGATTAATAATGTTATGTTCGTGTGCCTCAGCGAGTGGATCGTTATTTTCGGCAGCTCATGCCGCTTAATGAACGCAGCAAACCAGCCGGTGATGGAGTCGGGATGAATCGGGCTGCCGTTCCAGGTCGTGAACAGCCGGTCGCAGTCGAGCCAATCTGACCCTATCTTCAGCCGTTCTTTACTCTGCCATGCTCGATAGGTTTTAAGCATATCGAAAGCTATCTGTGGCAGCCGGATCGTGCGGTCGGATGTCTCTGTCTTGGTGTCTTTGGTGAATATCCCTTTCCCGGACACATACTGCGACGATCTCCGGATGCTGATCGTGCCCTTGTCAAAATCGATATCCTTCCACTCCAACCCGGCCAGCTCTCCCCTTCTCATACCGCTGTACAAGAGCAGTTTTACCATGACCTGATACTTGATCGGCTCACCATCCAGGCATTCCAACAGCTTTGCTGTCTGCAGCTCGTCCATGAACTTGGCCTCCAGTCGTGGTGCCTTGGGCGCCTTCACACGTTTGGCCGGGTTTTCCAGGATCACCTGCCAGTTCACCGCAGTAGTCAGGATGGACGAGATCAGGGCATGGTGATGCTTGACCGTTCGTTTACCCAGGTATGCCACACCCTCCTGCTCCTTGAACCCGCGTGTCAGGGATGTCTTCATCACATCACACACTTTTTCTGCAGCCGCTCTTGTCACAGGCATTCTGTTCAGTATGCTAATGAGCGTCGCCGTTCCGATTTTTGCCTCACTGGCAAAAACAGTTGACTTATAATCGCGCTCTCTGTACTTGTCGATCAGAGCAGGCCGGGCCACCCATGACTTGTCCTTACGCACGGTATCTCCTGCCAGTTGGTTATAGAACTCGATCAGGTGGATGGGCTGAAGCTTGTCCATGCGGATATGGCCCAGTGCAGGAATGATTCGCTGCATGAAAGACACATAACGATGATAGGTTTTGGGAGCCAGCTGTTTCTCGGCGTATTCCGTCATCCACCGGTCAATGAACTCGGCAAAGGTGATGGAACCGTCCAGTACCTGACCCTGCCGCACTTTGTTCTCAAATAAAACAGCGGCCTCATTGACCGCCTTTTCTATCTGTTTTTGTGTCATGCCCGGCTCCGACCGCCAGTTCATGCATTTCCTGATTTGACGATTTTTAACATCATAGCCGCAACTGACCATGATGTGATACGCATCGCCTCTTTGCGTTATTGTCGCCATACTGCTGCACTCCCTTCACCCTTCATCGTCTGTGATATTAACTCTTTGGCTGGTTTTATTCAAGTCAATATTGCTATTTTCTTCCGACCAAAATCGGCCTGATACCGCCTGTTTTCGGCGTTTCTTGAGGCTTCGGATCAGTGAGCTTCTTCTCCAGGAGTTCAAGCAGCGCATCGAAGTCCAGAAGGAATTTCTTCCCTGCCTTGATGGTGGGGATCTCATCGTTCATGACCATCATGCGGATGAAATACGGGGTCAGGGATGTTTCCGGATCCTGCTCCTTAAGAGATTTGTAAGCATCATTGACTGTTCTGAAACGCGGCATAACTGTGACCTCCTATAATTTGACAGCCTGGCACGCATCTCACGTGCCAGGCCTATATTGTTATTCCTTCTGTTCCGGATTACCCTTCTGTCTCAGCAGCTCGAACTTCTCCTTGACAAAATCCGGTAGCGGCACACCCATAATGCCAAGGTTCTCCACGATTGATAGTCCTTCATTACCGCAGAAGAACAGGATAATCGCCGTACGGCAAAACGCCTGCAGGCCAAGGATCGCATCCAGCTGTACACCGATCAGCACGACTAAAAGGATCAACCCCTTGCGAATCAGCCCCTTGAATCCAGCCTTGGACTCGAGCGCGCCGGTCTGAGACTTATTAGACTTCTGCCAGACGCCGGCGATCAGAAGCCCGGTGACGAAGTCAATCGCCATCAGGATGATGAGTGTCTGCAAGGCTGTATCCCACCCTCCCAATGTTCTGGCTAAAAAACTGCCGGCCACCGAAAGCGCTACCAGTACAGAGTCTTTTATTAACATTGCTTTGTTCATGTTACTTTCCCCTCTTTCACTTGTTTGGTATTTTCAATATCTGGCCGGTATAAATGATGTACGGCTCTTTCAGGCCATTTTGTTCCACAATCTCCTGGTATCGCCTGCCGTCACCCAGCAGCACCTGAGCGATCCGCCACGGACTGTCACCGTCTTTGACCGTGTACAACCGCACGCCATCGATCTGCAAGACCTGACCCGTATGGATTGTATACGGAGCCGATATTTCATTCAGCGCAGCCAGTTCCAGATACCGTCTGCCGTCACCCAGTAACCTTCTGGCAATCGACCACAGCGACTCGCCCCGCTGCACCACATAGATGCTTTTATCTTCACTCACATAATCGATGTATGGACACTTGAACCATCGAGTCCAGCCGGTTTCATTCACATCCCTTGTCAGTCGGGTCTTGATAACCCCTGACTTGGTGCCGTGTGCTTCTATCACTTCGCCATTACCGATATAGACACCGACATGCCCACTCTTCGAAACAATCAAGCCCTTGATCTCGGACAGTGTTGCAATCGGACCCTTTTCGGTAGCTGCGTTGTATAGACCATTGGCCGAAACATCCGGCAGGCCGTCCAGCCTGTAGACGATCTTTCCGTCGTCATTGGTCCAGTAGTGGCCCTTTATGAGGCCAACACAATCCTGCACCGGCTTGCCCAGCCAGTTGGTACGGATGAAAGACAGGTATGGTAGCACCTTAAGCGGATACTGCTTCAGCTTGCCAGCCAAGAGCGATTCGGTCAGCACATGACCGTACGTGCCATAGACATAACCGGTACCCAGGCGAGATATGGCATAACCGACCAGTGAGAGATTGGTTTTTCTTTTCGACATGGTGTTTTCCTCCATAAAAAATGGAGCTCTTCAGCTCCGTTGTTTTTTTGATAACTAACCACAGCCATCAATCATTCGCTTCTGGTTCAGGTTTTTCCTCAACCACCTTGATGTCCTGCTGAATAGCAGCGATTAGCTGTGCCACCTCGTTGTATGGCCTTGTCACCAGATAATTGATCACCTGCTCCAGTAAAGTCTTATCAATCGTAAATCGCATACGCTCCTCCTTAAATTTCTTTTGCCCCGGCAAATTCAGGTGTCTCTGCTGACAGCCTCTTGTAAATATCCGCCCTCGTGTAGCCCTGCTCATCGTTAGCAGCTAAATACACTTCCCTGTAAGCATTGGACAGGGTTTGCCCTCCTTCCATCTTTTCTCGCTCCCTGTACGATTCATCGGTATAACCCAAAAGCTGAACCGTGATGTTGGGTGCATCCGTCACATACTGCTCAATGATCGCTGTTACACGGAAGTAAGTAGCCGTTACACCGCGTTCGTCTGTGATTGTTTTTTGTAGTGCCATCAATTCTCCCCTCCCTATACCAAAACAGCAAACCAGTTCGCGCTGATATTAGAATAACCTGACCCGCCTATTGTCGCCTGAAAGCCTGTTGTTGTGATATTCCTGATTTTGAGCGTACCAATATCTCCTGTAAAATCGTGCGTGTACTGGCCAAACACCCTGGGTGCAGACGCAAAAGTTTTCCCGAACGAAACGGACGCCCAGGATGCCGTGGTCAGTGTCATCGCCCCGGCAGCCCAGCAGGTGTTCGTACCGATTGTGAGGTTATTGAAATACCCCTCAAGTGCATGTACCGCCTGCCAACGCCTGGTTGCTGTACCACAGCGATCGTTGTTATCCGCGTGCGGCTCAATACGCCAGCAGGAAACGACACCTTCAGCAGCAATAGCGCCGCTGGTTAGCGCACCGCAGGAGAGCGGATGGCCGTTCAATGTAACGGTACCCCATAATTTATGCGTTGCAGACGTGCTGCCCGTACTGCCCCAGTCGATCAGGTAAGCCGTATATAAATTACTGCTGACAAGCTTTGCGAAATTAATCGTTCTTCCACCTGCTGCTACAGTAATCCATGGCCCGGTCGGCCCCGCTGTCTGTATAGAGAAATAGCCAAGCTCCACACCTGAGCTGGACAGCTTTACAGCCCCCGCATCGAGCTTGGCCAGATAGCTTCCGGATAAGGCCTCAAACGAGCCTTTGGCGATCAGGCTTGTACCATTCCAGGCCAGAGCACCGCTCCCGAACGAGAACTGACCATTGGCCAGGCTGATCCAGGAATTTCCCGTGGCTGACTGCAGGATGCCGGTGGTGACCTTGCCCGCATCAAGGCTGGCGATCTTGGCCGACTGGATGGTGGCATCTGCAATCTTGGCGTTGGTGATCGCCGCATCAGCAATGATGCCGCTTGCTGCCGTGATCGTGCCCGCTACCAGTTTATTTGCTGTAATGGTCGCTGCCGCAATCTTGTCGCCCGTGATCGCACCCGCTACAATCTTGTCTGCCGTAATGGCTCCTGCTGCAATCGCTTCAGCACCGATGGCGTTGGCCGCAACAGTTCCAGCCGTGATCGCGTTTGCCGCAACCTTGCCGGCGATGACAGAATTGGCTGCCAGTTCGCTGGCTGAGATGGCGCCTGCAGCGATCTCGTTACCAGTGATGGTATTGGCCGCAATTGCCGCAGCGAAGATTGAGCCGGGTACGATCAGGCCGCCGTCAAGGATGGTTGCAGTGGGTACAACCAAAGCGATTCCGGACTTATTAAGGAACACCAGGACATCTGCTGAGGTCAGCGCGGGGAAGGTGTCTGACACAACAAAATAGCTCGGGCTTGAGGCCAGCCAGTACACATAGGTATAGTTCGTGTAGCCGTCGGCGATGGCGTAGGAAACGCCATTATACTGGATATTGACGCTGTTCCACTGGATATACCCGGCAGATGGTGCGTTATTCAGAATGGAATACATAAATGGCCACCTCTTTCACCTGCCTTAGAACAGGAGGTGTGAAGCGATCGACAGCTTATCAGTGGCCACCTGACCTGCCCCGATCTTTGCGCCAATAACAGCACCATCGGCCAACTGTGTGCTGCCGATCGCGCCCGTAGCAACCGCCGCTGTTGTAACAGCTCCAGATGCGAGTGCAGCGGATGTAACAGCACCTGACGCGAGTTTTCCTGATGTGACGGCGCTTGTCGCGATCTTTGTCTCCGTTACCGCACTCGAGGCAATCTTTGTATCCGTCACTGCATTACTCGCGAGTTGCGTGCTGCCTACTGCACTCGAACCGATTTTAGCCGTAGTGACCGCTCCTGAACCGATCTTTGCTTCCGTCACCGCGCCGCTGGCGATGTTGCCCGCCTCTACAGCGTCCGTTGCCAAGAGTCCGTTCGTGATCGCAGCGGATGCGATCTTGGCTGTGGTGACTGCCCCGGACCCGATCTCTCCTGAGCCAATCGTACCGTCCAGTAGGGTTGCACCATCGACCATGCGTCCTTCACCGATCACCAGCTGATGCACACCGTCGTTATTGACGCAGATCAGGATATCGTCGTCCGTGAGGGTCGGCTTGGTCGCAGATGTCTTGAACGTGGTCGGTGTCGTTGCCAGCGTCCAATACACATATTTCGCGGTGGTATTGCCGTTTGTGATCGTGTATTTGGTTCCCTTATACATAATGTTGCAGTCCGCCCAGGCAATGCTGCCGGCCGACGGCGAGTTGTCCGTGATGGTAAACCCGTCCAGCATAGGCCGGGACAGGTGCAGCATCTCGGATGTGACCCGATGCGGCAGCCCCGCCTGCAATAGCCCCATGTTCATCAGGCTGTCGATACGATAGGTGATGTCATGCAAAATAGACTTGAACCCTTCCGTGAACGCGCGGTTGACGGCCGATTCCACGGTTCTTTCAATCACGGACTGGACCCGGTTGTTGGTGAGCTTGATTCGCTTTTTCATAAATTCCTCCTTAAAATCTATAAAAATAGGATTGAACTGCAAAATAAAAGGGATTCAATCGAATCCCCCAATACAACGAGAAATTTTAAACGAGTACTCGGTTCACTCTTCAGTTATTTGCAGATAGTCAGATCGTAGAATCGCATATAATTGACAATCAAAAAATATATCATCCTTCCCTACATATTGGCGAAGCGTCCCTTCAAAAAGCATACCTGATTTTTCCAGCACACGTCCTGATGCTGGATTATCACTAAAGTGCATTGCTTGAATGCGATTTAGCCTGCGTTTCAAAAACCCATATTCGATTATTGCATTCACCGCTTCGGTCGCATACCCTTTGTTTCGATAGCTTTTTTCGATCCAATAGCTTAATTCTGCTCGCGGAAAGAATTTGTCAACATCGAGCGTGATCATTCCTATCAGTTTATCAGTTTGACGATCTGCAATGGCAAATGACCGGTACTTTCCTTCGCCATATTCCTTTATAAGTGTCTCGATGTATCTGCGCACATTATCTACGTTTCTAAACTCATTGCCATACATGAAGTTTATCTGCGGACATGACGATGCTTTAACGATATAATTATCATCTTGTGCATATACTTCACGAATAATTATTCTGGGAGCAAGAATGCTAAAAGTGTTACTCACCATAATTACACCACCAACTACTCATATTTTTAAGATCAGATTATCATAATTAGTGTTGAAAGATGACTATCTTTTTTGACATTACTTAAAATAGCAGGTGTGTTGACCAGTTGACCTGGCTTTCCTTGATGGACCCTTCAGCGATCTTCTCGGATGTGATGCTCCCGTTCATGAGGTGATCCGCGGTGATCGCTCCAACCGCTACCTTTTCTGCTGTGACAGCGCCGACGGATATCTTCTCAGTCGTGATTGATCCATCAGCTATCCTCTGGCCGTTGATCGTGCCAACAGTCAGGTTATCCGCGTTCAGGTTGATGACATTGATACTCCCAGCATCGATCGTGCCAGCCGTGATCTTATTAGCAGTCAGGCCCACGATCTTGGCATCGGTGATGGATCCGTCCGCGATCTGGGCGGTTTCGACTGCGCCCGTCTCGATCAAGGCAGTAGTGATGGCACCAATGGCGATCTTGGCAGTGGTGATAGCCAGATCTGCGATCACGCCGCTTTCCGCAGTGATAGTGCCCGCTGCCAGTTTATCTGCAGTCAGGCTGTGCGCAGCGATGCGGTCTGCGGACAGGGTACCGGTGCTGATGAAATTAGCGACGATCTGGCCGTCCATGGTGATCGCCGTTGTGTACGGCCCGCTATACCCGGTTGCAGAGTAGCTGAGTCCGCTTAGGTTCCAGCGCCAGACGCGTGTGGCTGTGTTGATGTCCGCCGTGTCCATGATCAGGATCTCGTACGGCTGGTTTTCTTCGTTATAGCGCAGAATGACGTTCCCATTCTCACCGTTCATGACAAGCGCCGTCACCTGATCAATCGCTTCATTTAACTCTGCTTTGGTGCTGGTAAGGATCTGGCCCAGATCGGCGATCTGCTTGGAACTGTTACCGCTGTACTTGATCGGGCTATTGGAAAAATCTGCCTTGTTTTTCTCTGGTGTCAGCGGGTATTCGACCAGGCGGACAATGCGCTGGATATCTGTGAGTTGGTTTGTTTTATCAAAGATCCTGACCCAATCGCCCAACTGGAAATCCAGAATACTGTACTCTAGCCGGCTGCCGACTAGGTTTAACACATCCACCCGAAACGCCACGCGTGGTCTACTGAGCACGTCCAGGACAGTTACCGCGTCATCGTATAGCGCCTGAGCACTGGTATACCGCTCATCAATCCACTTGCGTTCGATGACTTTCCCGGTAAACTGCGTGTTATCGATGTACGCCAGCCCGCCATTGACGGAAGCGATAGAAAGCCCGTCCTTGCCGTATGGGTAAAGCCGGGTTACCAGATCGTACGTGTCCGACTGGTAGTCGCTGTCACGGAGGTTCAACTCGCTGTAGACATACGCACCCCGATCCGTGCCACGCTGGGTGTAAACCCTGACGGTCTTGGTCATGGAATCAAACCAAACCTCACAGCCATACACCGCACAGCATTCTAAAATGATTTGATACACCGAGACATTGGTCAGGCGGAGTGTCCGCAGCTTCGTGTTGGTGTCCACCAGTTGGTACGTCCAGCCGGTTCCTGCCGTGATATCCGTAAGCACGGAGCTGATCGTGACCGAGCCGGTTTCATACGTCAGGTACGCCTTGCCACGCAGGCTGTCGAGGCTCAGCTTGCCATAGACCTCATAGAAGTCCTTGTCACTAAAATTGATTTCCTTGATCACGTACTCATCGGTTTCAGACTGCAGGAAAAACTCCTGCTGCAACTGCGAGCGCGGCAGTACCGACTTGGGCAGCTTGAAACTGATAAGCTTATCGGCAGTGGCCAGGTCCGACTCGATGGATAAATCCTTTAGCTGGGTCAGGAGGGCAACCATCACCCTGCTGCCATTTAATAGCTTGAGCATGATCGCCCTCCTTTCAGGGGCTGCTCATAAATAAGTTGCTCTATAGATTCTCCGAAAAATTAACCAGACTCATTAATCTTTCGGAGAAAAGACCAACTAATTTCTTAGCAGTCCCTTAGTTAAATATGGGATAGTACTGGATGGTGATGTTGGCCGTCGTATGGCTAAAGATCAGTTCGGTTGTGCCAATAGGCAGTGCCGGCCAGGCAAAAGCGTTGTAGCTCCCTATGTCGTTTACGCCATCTTTCAGGTACCGGAACAGGTATCCATCGATCACATGAGGCTTGTTGGCTGCAAGATCGCGGATCCGGATTTCTGAGTTTAACCCCTGAATTACGAACTCAGATATCGCCGCAGTTGGCGTCACGGTGATCAGGCAAGGCGATGCTACGACGCCCAGGCTGGTGATCGATTTTATGCTGACGCCATTGGCCGTCACGATCACTTCAGGCAGGTAGGTTCTGTGACACAAAAGTTCAATCTCCAGAAGCCAGGCGCGAGCAGTCAGGCGCTTGGGTTCCGCCTTGCCTTTAAAGTGACAATCGTAGCGTTTGGATAGGCCGTCAAACACAAGCGTGCAATCCATGAGGGCCCGGATCAGCGCAGAGAACTGGCTTTCTGTTTCAGCTTCCGAGGCTGATTCCAGAAGGATCGTCAGCGTTATGTCCTTGAATCGCTGCTCGCTGCGAGAAAATACCGGGCTGGCTGCGCCGTCCAGCCAGTCGTAAATCTGGATCACATCGTGGTTGGTGACCTGTTTGGATAGCAGCATGGCGTCAAACACAGCGATATCGGTTCCGTTTATGGTCATGAATCACACCCTCCTCACGGCCAGTTCCATCCGGTTCATAAAATAGTCGATGTCGTCCCTGTCCCGGAAGCTGTAATTGCCGTTCAGGTTGATCGTCGTGCTGTTGGCCACCGGCGCAGCTGCTTCATTCGAACCGGTCCTATCAGTGTTCTTAGACATCGACTCCTGCCAGTTGAGCCCGGCCGTTGCAGTCAGGTCCAGGTTGTCAAAGGCGGACATCGCGTCCGCTGTCAGCTGATTGACCGAACCCAGCACACCCCGCGCTCCGTCCGTTATACCCAGCGCCAGGCCCTGGGAGATGAAGTCACCGAACCGACGTGTCTCTTTGGACGGCGAGCCGATACCGAAAAATTTCTTGATCGACCCGAGCACATCACCGGCAAACCCCTTGATCTTATCCGTCAGCCAACCGAACTTGTCCTTGATGCCGGACCATAGCCCGGAGATCAGGTTTGCACCGATGTCCTTGATCCGGTACAACATATTCATAAAGCCATTCTTCAGCGCGTCCAGGATCTGCGGAATCTTACTGACCAGTACGGGGATATTGGTGATCAGGGCGCCACCCAGGGCGATGATGATCTGCAGCCCGGCATCGATGATCTTCGGCAGGTTCCTCATGATTGCCAGCACCAGCTTTTCGATGATGACCGGGATCTTCTCCACCAGTCGCGGCAATGCTTTGATCAGGCCCATCGCCACTGCCAGAATCAACTCAATGCCAGCATCGAGCAGGAGGTCGATGTTATCCAGGAGCGTTTCCATGATCAGGAAAACTGCGTCAATCACGATCGGGATCAGCTGAGGAATGGTTTGCTTCAGGCCCTTGATCAGGCTGACCAGTAGCTGAATGCCAGCCCGGATGATGAGCGGCAGGTTGGCAATAATCGTATCCCCCAGCTGCTGGATGAGCACCGGCAGCACAGCGATCAGCTGCGGAATAATAAGGTTCAAGCCGTCGAGTAGGCCCATGAACAACTGGATCCCGGCATCCATGAGAACAGGCAGCAGGACGGGAATCAGCGGGATGATCGCTGTAACCAGCCCGGTCAGGCCGCCGAGCAGCGCCGGCAGCAGTGCACTAATCAGCTCGGGCAGCGCTTCGCCGACGCTGGTGATCAGGGCAATCAGCACAGTATTGAACCCGGTCAGCAGCGTCGGCAGGGACAAAGCCAAAACATGAATGATCCCTGGCAGAACGTCCTTCACCTTGCCGCTGATCAGGCTGATCAGGTCCTCGAGGTTCTCTGAAAACTTGGTCGAAGCGCCTTCTGTACCGGTCATGACCTCGGCCAGCCCGGTGAAGGTGCCGGTCAGGGCAGGCATCGCTTCATTGATGAGGCCGTTCAGGCCCTGTATGGTTGATGTGACTGAAGGCAGCAGCGCCTGGCCGAACGATGAGGCGATGTTTTCCACCTGTAGTTTGGCAATACGCAGTTGGTTGGCCAGACCACCGGAGGTGGCAGCGAAGTCGCCCTGCACGTCCTTGGTCGCCTTGAGGATGTAGTTGTAACGCAGTGTTGCCAGTTCCGCCTGCGACATGGACGCGATCGGTTTCTTGATCCCCTGCGCCAGGGCGAACGCTGCGAGGTTGGCCTGGCTCATATTGATGCCGAGTTGTTTTAAGGGTTCCGTCTCACCGGATATGCCGCTGCGCAGCTTATTAAATGCCTCTTCACCGTCCAGGTTATAGAAGCTGGCCATGTCGCCAGCCAGACCGGTGAGCGAGGTGGACATGTCCAAAACCGCCGCGTCCGTAAGGCCAGTTGATTTGAGCATGGCACCCATGGTGCCGTTCATCTTTTTGGCGCTCAGTTCCGACAGCCCGAACGACACCGCCGCCTGCTTGGCCCAGACGTCTACCTTGGCAGCGCCGTCCTCACCAAAGGTCTTATTAACAACATTTTCCACTTCGCTCAAATCACTGGCCGTCTTGACACCCTTGATGCCAAACGCCGCCAGTGCTGTACCGGCAGCACCAGCTGCCAGGGTATAAAGGCCTAAGGCTTTCCCGGCACCCTGCACCGCTGTGCCGACCACTTTGACGCCACCGACAGCCAGCTTGGCCGATGCTTCGCCGACTTTCTTGATGCCATTGGTAACAGGAGCCAGCTTGTCCAGCACGGCCTGGACCTTTTCCTTGACTGAAGTAAAAGCGGTACCGATCACGGATACGGACTTTTTTTCATCTTTCAGGCTGGACAGTTTGTTTTTGGTCGTTTCCAGCTCACGCTGAAAGGCACGAAACTGATCCGCGTCGATCGTTCCCGCAGCGAACTGTGCTTTCACCTGAGCCTGTGCTTTTTTAAGCGCATCCAGTTTTTCTTTGGTAGCAGCGATTTCCTCTTTCAGGAGCTGGCTCTTCTGTGCGGTCAGCGTGATGTTGTTAGGATCCAGTTTCAGGGCCTTTTCCACCTGCTTCAGCTCGCTCTGCAGCCCCTTGGCCGTGGAGTTGACGCTTTTCAGGGCCTTGTCGAGCGGCGCGGTATTACCATTGATTTCGACCGTGATGCCGCGAATGCCTTTACTCATGCCACTCACCTCCTTTTACGTCGGCCGTGCTTTTCTCGAAGTGCCCCTCTATCCGGGGAGGTCTGGTCCATGATCCAGCACTGTTCCAGGTATTTCCGGCCCTCTTCGGTCGACTGCAGCATAAAAATGTAGCTATCTCGGCGCAGGCTGAGATACTCATCGAGTGGCAGATCACCGATTTCATGGAAATTCAGGCCGGTATGGTCATGGACCAGACGCTCCCACTCGGTCAGGCATCGGTAGTGTGACTGGGTTCCTGTGTCTGGGATGGAGGGGATTTGGCGTTTGGGTCTGACACAACCCCGCTGATAAAGGCCATGTAGCCCTGAAAGAACGTCTGCACATCCTCAATATCCAGAAGCTCAGCGAGGTATTCGCTGGTGACGGGCTTGTGTTCGAGGTTATTCGAGAGCACAACAGCGATCAGGTCGTAAATGTCACCCAGCTGCCCGCCATCTTCCGTAGTCAGGCTGGTCAGATGGTCCTTGAGGCCGAGCAGTGCGTCAAACACGCGCTTAGTGGGCATACGCACCCGGATCAGCTGGTTATCGATCAGGTTTATGGCCAGATAGCGCTTGGCAGATTTCGTAAAGTCCAGCACCGGTTAGCCCTCCTTATACCTTAGCCACAACCGTGGTCTTGCCGGCGGCCTGACAGAGGTTGCTGCCATCGATTTCGGCGATCGCGATATCATGACCGGTGGTAGCTGTGATCTCCGACACACCATCCCAAGCGGTCCAGCCGGTTGACAGGTCGTCATTGAAAGCGGGGAGCGTGAGCGTCGCGCCGGTTTTGTACACATAAGTGCAGAGAAAATCGAGCAGCGGAACCACCGTGATCAGGGTCTTGCCGGTTGTGGTTCCAGCAACGGATGTGACGGTTAGGGTGACAAGCCCGGCGATGTCCTCTTCAAACAGCACGAGTGTGCCTTCGGAATCGTGCGGGATGGCGATGAACTCGGCGTCGATGACGGTCTCCTTGTCCTTGGCAAACGATAGAGCCAGCTCACCCTGGTTACCGCCGACAATGGTTACGCGCACATCGCCGTCTGTCGCATCCTCGTGAACAAACCGGACAATGTAGCGCTTACCGTCCTGGTTACCGACACCGCCAATCTTCACCAGGCGCTTTTGGGTCACACCGTTTTCCGTAACGCGAGCTGTGGAGATGAGCCGTTTCAGGGTGTCTCCGTTCCAGGTCATGATCCCGCTTTTAAGAGACACCTCTTCTTTCGTGAGGATCTGTTTTTTCACGAGACCCAGATCGTCCTCAGCAATATAGAACGATGGTTTGTAACTGAGGGTTGCACCGCCCTGGATATAGCCCAGGAGATTTCCTGCAGTTTCAATAATGTTATCTGCGGGGATGGCGCCGCTGTACTCGTTAACGTACAGCTTCCCACTGCCCAGGATGATTTTTTCTCCGTTTGTTGACATAGACTCTACTTCCTTTCTGTAATGGTAAATTCATAATTGGTCGAGAAAAACTTCTCGCTCTCGATCCAGTCACGACTTCTTGTGCTCGATCGCGGCTGCCAGCCGGTTAACGTCCATGGTGCATCACCGCCCTTAGCTTCAAGGACCTGTTCTGGTACATGAAGTTATCAATGCTTTTCACATCGTAGTGATTGCCGCGAAACAGGATGCGCGTTGTTTGAGGCGCCAAATTAGCCAAAACAGACGCATAGCGCACGATAAAATCCACACTGTTCTGTGCCTGTTCGGCGGATGCCGCCCAGTACTCGCTACCGGAAAGGCCGTTGACCTGAGCTTGGCAGGTTAATAGGTCAAACCATAACTCATCTGCGTTCATAACTTGGATGGTAATCTGGTGCCTCAGCTTTCCTGCTTCCATGTCAGAACACCTCCACACGGTACGGCGACAGCAGCGCGTGCACAGAGAATGCCGTCTGGTCCTTGGCTGTGCCGGTCGCTTCGCGGTTTTCATACCAGTGCCCCACCAGTAGGAGCATCGCCTGGCGGATTGGCTCCGGCAGAACTGCATACCCGACGATGAACCGGATCCGGATGGGAGATGCGGGATATGGCGTGAACACCGGCCAGGACATGCCAAAGCCAGGCAGGGCCCGGCCGGGTTCACGATCTGTATCCACGAGGTAGTTGGATGCTGACAGGATCATTTCAGTACCAGTGCTATCCTTGTACGCGATCTCTATAACGCTCCGAAGCGGCGGGCATGGTAGAAGAATTGAGCTGTTGACGGAAAACCGATCCAGATACACTTCCAGTGTCTGTTCAGCCAAAGCGCGACGTGTGAAATTTTCGCAATACGCCCGGGCTGCCTTGATCAGGCCCAAGAGCAGATCGTCCTCGGTTTGTTCTTCCGGGAGGCGAAGGTGCTGCCTAACCTCGGCCAGCGTGACCGGCTCTGTTTCGACCGGGGTGATTATTCTAACCATCAGGCGAGCACCTTCCTCTCCATTAGTTTTTGATTACGACCCAGCCATCAGGCCGGCAGCGATGAGTTTGGCCAGGAGTGCGTTAAAGTCCGTGACCAACCCGGCGATTGTGGTCGCTTCGCTGTTGGCCTGATTGGCAGCTGTCTTGGCAGCGATGGCATCGCTTAACACCTTGCCCTGATTCGCTGACAGCGCGCTGGTAGCAGACGTTGAGTTCAGTGCATCCACAATGGGCGCAGAAACAACGCCTTCGACCGTAGCAGCAGCGTCGACGACCAGCGTGCCCGTTGATGTGATCTCCAGTGTGCCGCCAATGACGGTTGTTTCACCGCCCTGTTCAGTGTAGTTCTTTACGTTGCTCATGCGTTGTCACCTCACGCTTTCATCTGCAGGACCTGGATGGCCTCTGCCAGGACCAGCTTACCGTCGACGCGCTGAGTGGCCCGGAATCCGACCTGGCCAGTAGCGGCGAACAGCTCGTTCAAGCGCTGGAATGAACGGCCTTGACGATCCGCGATCCAGTAATAGCTGAAGTCGCCAAAGGCGATGGCCTTGGCAGCTGCTGCCATGGTGGGTACATACGAGGATGTTTTCAGCGGGCGGTTGAGGATGGTGTCGGGTGTACCTGCCTGCAGTGAAGGCTGCCACAGATACTGGCCGGCACCGTCCTTGAGCTTACGGATGGCTTTGACTGTTGCTTCGTTCATGGTGAATACAGCATTTCGCCGATACGGTGATTTCAGGGCATAGTACAGGTCAATGACCTCATCGGCTGTGACGGCAGTACTGCTGACAGACGTGATACCGACCGTTGCGCCACCAGTTGCATTGAAAATGCCGGTCGGCTTGCCAGTGCCGTTGCCGATGAAGAAGGCTTCTTCTTCCTTGGTACCGATGCGTCGGGCAAACTCCCGGGCGATGTACCCTTCCAGATTGAAAAAACTGTCGTTCAGGAGCTCTTCCGAGACCTTGATCATCGTTGCCAGCTTGTTCGCGCCGATAGAGACCTGGTCGAACACGTCGTCCGTATCGGGGATCTGGCCTTCCTCATCTACCCAGCTGGCAGTGCCTTTCGAGGCGACGACAGGGATCTTGCGGTCGCCAGACGCTGTGTAGATCACCCGGGCTAGCTGGCGGAAGATGTTCTCTTCCTGCAGCGCTTCGACCAGGGTGCGTTCAAACTCGTCCGGGACCAGGTATCCGCCCTCGGAGTCGGTACCGACTTGAAGCGCGTTCTGGACATCGAATGCGTTCTTGCTGCGCATGACACGCCAGAATGCGGATTTGTATTCATCTGATGCGCGGCCGGTCCTGGCTTCGGTGCTGGCGGCGTGCGGCTGGTTGCGGATCGGGGTGTTGACCGGTTTACTGAGTTCAAGGTCCAGTGCCTGTTGGCGCTCGAGCCGGTCGATCTCCTTACCAAGACTGACAACATCCGCTTCCATTTTTTCGTACACGGCCGTGTCCTCAGCACTGATCAGGCCGTCGGTGCCGCGCTTGCTGTCCAGAAATGCCTTGGCGGCATCCCAGGCTTTGGCTCTTTTTTCACGAAGGTCTAAAATCTTGTTCATGTGGTATGGCCCTCCTTAAGGCTGAATTAAATAGAGCCGCTTTTCCAGCGACTCGATCGTGTGGGTGGATGCGTCTGCTTGCGCTTGGGGGTTAGGCCCGGGCGGATGTCTGGGCAGCTTGCTGAGGAGCGAGTTGGTCACGGACATACGGCTGAACAGGAGGCCTTCGCTCTCCGGTGCCGAACTGTCAGAGGTGAATAAGATGCCGTCTGCAAAACCAAGCTCGACTGCCTTTTTCGCATTGAACCAGGTCTCGGCATCCATGAGGTGCGAGATCTTGGCACGAGTCAGCCCGGTTTTCAGTTGATAGGCATTGATGATTGATTCTTTGACCTCTGACAACATGGCGATCGCCCGTTCCATTTCGACCGTATCACCAAAAGCCAGCGTCATGGGGTTGTGGCACATCAGCATCGATACAGGAGACATGAGCACTGTGCTGCCGGCCATAGCGACAACCGACGCGGCGCTGGCAGCGATGCCGTCGATCTTGACGGTTACCTGCCCGGGATATTCCATGAGCATGTTATAGATCTGTGCTGCAGCAAATACATCGCCTCCGGGTGAGTTGATCCAGACGGTAATGTTGCCGCTGCCGGCCAGTAGTTCTTCCTTGAACAGTTTTGGTGTGACCTCATCAGCCCACCATGTCTCCTCAGCAATAGGGCCGTTCAGGTAGAGCGTGCGTTCAGCATCGTCGCTAGCACATACCCAGTTCCAGAATCTATTTTTCATTCGTTTTGTTCCTCCGTTTCGTAAAATTTCCCTGATTTTGAAAGCGGCAGCATGTTGCCATTAATTAGGTACAGGTCACCACCGAGTTCGGCAGGGATGAGGTTCATGTTTTCGAGAGACCTGACGTCATTCGGACTTAAGAAACCATTCTGGACTCCAGTGGCATACCCTTGCATGCGGCTGGCATAATCGCCACGCAGCAGTCCGTCCAGGTTGAATCGGACAAAGTACTGCTGCTTCTCTGCCGTGGAGAACAACGCTTTCTGAATTGACATCTCCCAGCGGATCACCCACGGGTCGAGCGTGTACTTCACGAACTCCAGCGACTGCTGCTCAATGTTGGAAAAGCTGGATTTCTCCAGGTCAGCTAAAAGATGAGGGGCTACCCGAAAAATCCGAGCGATCTCGTTGATCTGGAACTTTCGGGTCTCCAGAAACTGCGCCTGTTCGGGGGGAATACCGATCGCTTGGAATTTCATGCCCTCCTCCAAAACTGCCACACGGTGGGCGTTGGAACTGCCCTGATACACAGCGTTCCAGCTTTCGCGCACGCGTTTCGGGTCCTTCACGACGCCGGGGTGTTCCAGGACACCGCCGGGGTTAGCGCCGTTGGCGAAGAATGATGCGCCATATTCCTCGGTTGCAATGGCCATGCCGATCGCGTTCTTGGCCATCGCTATCGGGGAGTAACCGATAAGGCCGTCAAACCCCAGGCCGGGAATATGCAGCACGTCCTCACGGCGAAGAGCATACACCCCGTGGTCAGTCCGGTATTGGTAAACGATCTCTCCGCCGGAAGCACGATCAACCGTCATCTTGTCTGGTAATAGCGGGTACAGCGCAATTACCTGGCCACGACCATCCCTGATGATCTGAGCGTAGGCATTGCCCCATAATAAAAGATGACTCATCAGCGTTTCTCTGAACACAAATGAAGTCATCTCGGAATTGGGCTCATTATGCAATAGGTAGTACAGCGGATGCTCCAGCGCTTTTTCTTTGCCTCGGTCGGTGTAACGGTATGTGTGCAGCGGCAGACTGGCGATCGTCTCCGAGAGGATCCGTACACAGGCGTAAACGGCGGTGGTCTGCAAGGCCGTTCGCTCGTTGACGCTTTTGCCACTGCTTGTACTGCCGAAGAAGAAACTGTAGGTGCTGCCGGGAAGTAGGTTTTTAGGCTTGTCGCGGGCTTTAAAGATGCGGTCAATCAGTGACATGAAGAACCTCCATTTAGGCATGAAAAAACCACTCTCGATTGAGGGCGGCTTCTACTGAATAGTTGATCTTGATCATGTATCTTTACGCAATATTTTCAAGTACTCCTCATAGACGAATACTTCACCATCAATTTCGCAGATTATAATTAGCCCATATTGCTTCTATCCGACTCGTGATACAGCAAGACAAAGGATCTTTGAGTACATTGAAGTGTTTTACAATCACAAACGAGCGCAGAAACGACTGGGCTATCTCAGTCCGATCCAATACCTGAAACAGTGGCAACAGAGGCATATACCAGCAGTAGCTTAACAAATTGTCCGCTAAAGTGTTGACAACTCGTTCCCCTCAGTGGTGTTGAATACACGCATCTTCTTCCAAACGGCATAAGGTACATGGTCGCGGCGAGTGCGCAGGTCAATGACATCGTCTGGCAGCCAGAAGAACGGCAAGATAGTAAACTTCGTGTCGCCAGCCGTGGGTGGGAAAACCAACACCAGAGCTGTCAAGTCGCCAGTAGAGGACAAGTCCAGCCCGCAATAACATTCACGCCCTTCATAATCCTCATCATGCAACTCCTCACCACAAGCGTCCCATTTGTCCATTGGCATCCATCGAATATCAGCATTACACCACTCGTTCAAGCGAAATTGCCGAAAGTGCATCTCTTCAGCCGGGTTCTGCTTGGCTTGCTCGTAGGCTGCTAGTACCGCCTCAAAGGGTATCGTTACGCCGATGGACGGGTTCACCCGCCGCCAGACAAGCTGGTCGTGCCAGTCGTCGTCCTCAGTGATACCAAAGACCGCGGGGTAGAAGGCAGGGTCGATCTTCGAGCCGTCCAGCACCGCCTTTGCCTTGCAGTGGATTTCATAGCAGATCGAGGTCTTGTCTCGGCCCGCCGTGGTGATCAGGAAGTAGAGCGGCTGGCGTCTGGCATCACCTGTGTACTTGGTCATCGTGTCAAACAATTCGCGGGTTTGCTGCGCGAACAATTCATCAAAGATAAGCCCTGATACGTTGAAGCCCTGTTTGGATTTTGTTTCCGAGGACAGGACCCGGTAAAAGCTGTTCAAATGGGGGAAGATGATCCGCTTGGTGGAAGGCACCAGCTTGGAAAGCTTTCTCAGGTCGCTGTTTTGTTCCACCATGGCCTTGGCGGTGTTGAACACAATGCTCGCCTGGTTGATGTCCGCCGCACAGGAGTAGACTTCGGCCCCGGCTTCACCATCTGCAAACAGCAGGTAAAGCGCGATCGCTGCCGCCAGTTCGCTGTTGTGCGTGGGCAAAAAGGAACGCCCCACCGGGTATTGATGGGTCGTGCTGTCAACCTGGATACATTGCATCCCGCGGTTGGGGATGGGCTCGATCTTGTCGATGTAGCGGAAATGACTTCGCGAGAAGGGATTACGCTGGACAGCCCGGCTTTGTTTTCGCTCGAGCCCGGCAACCTGGGTGTCGTCAAATACCGTGAACTTCACCGTGTACATCGTTTCGCCGGTCAGCACACGGCCGCATTCCTCACTACGTTTTTCCCAATCAGCGCGTTGTGTGCAATCGGTAAATGTAACCGCGTTCTTGATCCCCAGTGACCAAAGCAGTTCACTAACACTCTCCGCAAGGCGCAGTTCAGTTGAACTATAAATCCCTTGGCCTTTTCGATCACTGATACAGCCGTCCGAGTCCATCAGCCCCTGTAACAATAAAAGCCGCTGTTCGCGGCTTGCTCGGAGGTATTCAGGTGGGATTACCTTATCGTGAAATGAAGTGAGGAGTACCTTCTTGAGGTCGGGCACTTTTGCAATCTTACTGTCGCCCACGTTCTGCCATATGGACAGGATTTCATGGTGCGGTCGGACTCTGTTCAGCACCTCATCGACATCCTGTGACATAATCGTGATTTCGGGCTTGCAATGGTGACCGTTTCCGAGCCAGTAGCCCATTAGGTATGGTGTAATCGGCAAATCGATAGATGATGTCTCGATCGGACCATTGATCGGTATTCTAAAGTCCATCGAACCCTTGCGGCTCTTTGCCAGTGAGCGACTGTAAAGCCAGTCGGTGCTTACAATACCGCCTTTAAGTTTGTTGTTTGACCGCCACTGGCCATACCATTGGTGGTTTTCACCTGCTTCGATGATTTCACCGTCTTTGAACGTGATGCGATAGGCTTGTTCGTCATGATCCACTTCGCTCTTGGCCACGACTCGGCACGGATTCCCGTTTTCATCGAAAACTGTATCACCGACTGCTATTTTACCCATGGTTGTGAAGCCTTGCGGGGTTGGAATCAGCGTGTCAAGGGCTAAGAGTTTGCCATTTTTCTTTCCAACTTCCACATACGCGGTGCGAAACTGCCGGTATCCGTCCCTATCGACAACCCCAAATAGGTCTCGAATGATTTTTTCCTGCCACGGCATCAGGTGGAATGGCTTGCCGTGCCACTCGCCCGTAGTATGCTTTAACATTTGGATGAAGCCCACTGCAAAATCAGCTCGACGTTTGTCATAGTGACTGGTCGGCAGCATCAATTTTGTCGGCGTGTACACATTGGTCATCTGCAGAACTCCCTTCCAGGTATAAAAAAAGACCTCCGAAGGGAAGTCCTAAAATCACATTGCACGAGGTCTAGCCCCTTATCGGGGCTAAACCAACTGACCTTTATTATTTAGTTGAATTTTTCCAAAAGGATAGAGAGCACTGCTTTGCCAGATTCGTCGAGCAAATCGAAGTCGAGGCCCCGGTCGTAGTGATAGAGGTCTTTACCATCCTTCAGGCGGCGAATTGTCAACTTACTGATTTTCCCGCCTCCTACTCCATGGTGGCTTGGCCTTTCAAAGTGCTTGCACCAATATTCGTAGTCGATCTTTGTTTCAATGTTGAACACCCGTCCGTTACTCCACAT